GTGATGATTTTGATACACTGGCAAACCTTCGTCCTTCTTCTGATCCCTCAGTCGTTCCTGTGGGTGAAGCGCCTCCGGGTTGGCAAGAAACTGGAGGCAGGGGATTCGGGGCTGTAGGCCCCACTGCAGAAGGTATTATGGGTCAGCAGGGCGCAGAGACCCCTGAAGGTCTTGCAACCAAGGGAGAGGAGGTAGCGGATTTTCTTGAGGCTGCAGCTCTTCCAAGAAGGGGAGGCGGTGGAGCGGATCTACGGTTTGGAGAAGGTGTAGATGTTCCTCCAACTATAAGTTCTCAGGAGTATGGGGAGGTTCAACCTCCGCCGGGATTTAGTGATTTAGGTTTTGAGGATGTAAAGCAGAAAGCTAGAGCCGATAATATAATGCCAGCGGCAGAAACTTGGGGTCCGGGACCTACTGAGGCCGTAATGGACAGGCAAACAGTTCCTGCGGCTGAGACATGGGGGCCGGGACTCACTGGTCCTCCTCCCGGATTTACTGGTGTAGGAGAAACGCATCCCGATGTTATGACTCAAGCGGGTGCGCCCCCTGCAGAACAAGATTTTGGTCAGCAGTTAGTTGCAGCAGTTACTGCGCTTCTTGAAAAGATGAAAGGATTCTCATTATCGCCAGAAGAATTTGCAGACATCACTAATATGTCTCCAGAACAATTGACAGAGGTTTATAATAATCTAGCCAGACAGCAGGGAAGACCCCTTCACCCAAGCCCACATGCGTGGAACCTTATGGGGGGAGAGCCTTTTCAGTCTCAAGAATCTGCAGAAATATTCCAAGGCCGAGTACCAATGAGTGAAAATGTTATTAGACCCGGAGAGGGTGAATATTCGCAATGGAATATACCATCCAGACAAACCAGTCCGGGATTTATGGCTCAGAATTATGCTCAGGCTCAAGCTGGAACGACTGATTGGATGCGTCAAATTTATCCTTGGGCTAGGAATCTTCCTGAGAATGTTTTGCAGAGGGCAATTCAGGATGGTGATTATTTAAGAATGTTAATGCAAAAAGCGGAGGCAGGTGAACTGCTTCCATTAATGTAATATGCCAATTAAGAGATGTACTCTTCCCAAGGGGAAGAAAGGGTGGAAATGGGGTAATAAGGGGAAATGTTATCCAACTCGTAAACAGGCTGAAAAACAAGCGAGGGCGGCTTATGCTTCTGGATATAAGGAAAAATAGGGTGTCAGTGTGCTGCCTGTTATAGCGAACGGCGTTTACTATAAGAATAATAACTCAGATGCCGCAAAAAAGTTTGCTGAATGGGCGCACACTGCCCCGTTTGAGAGGGTTATTGAAGCGTATGCTGACTGTCATCGCGATCCTAATATTGATGATTCTTTCATTAGGACTCTTGGGCAGTTGGATCGTTACTATCTTGGTGTGTTTCTTTGTAACCGCCATGATATGTTACATCCGTGGATCTACGACAGGTGCAGGGAAGTAGAGTCAGATAGGGATTCTAGGTTAGATTTATGGGCTCGGTTTCATTATAAGAGTTCAATCATTACTTTTTTGGGTAGCATACAGGAGATTCTTTTAAATCCTGATATCACGATAGGGTTGTTATCGTTTTCTGCTAGACAAGCAAAGCCTTTTTTAAGGCAGATTATGCAGGAATTTGATGGTAACGAGAAACTTAAACAACTTTATCCTGATATTTTATGGGAGAAGCCACGGCTTCAGGCTCCCAAGTGGGCAGAAAATGAGGGGATTTGTGTAAAAAGACAGGCAAACCCCAAAGAACAAACGATTGAAGCGCATGGTTTGGTGGATGGACAACCTACTGGACGGCACTTTGATCTTATTATTTACGATGATGTGGTGGTTCAGGAGGCGGTAAATACTCCCGAACAGATAAATAAAACTACCACTCAGTGGGAATTATCGCTTAATCTGGGGTCTACTTACCGACCTAGATTTCAGTATGCTGGCACGAGATACTCATATGGAGATACCTACGGCACGATCCTGCAAAGGGCCGCTGTAAAGCCTAGAATACATCCAGCGACTGTCAACGGGAAGATGGATGGAGAGCCTGTTTTTCTTGAAGTGGACAGATGGGAAGAAATTAAGAAGACCACATCTACCTACACAGTTGCGTGTCAGCAGTTACTGAATCCTATAGCGGGTTCTGATATTGCATTTAAAGAAGATTGGTGGAATGAATGGGAGATTCGTCCATATACATTGAATGTATATATTATGTGTGATCCAGCGCATTCGCGAAAGAGAGAATCTAATAGAACGGCTATTGCTGTTGTTGGTGTAGATTCTAACTATAACAAGTTTTTGTTGGATGGCTTATGTCATAGGCTTTCTCTTTCTGAGAGATGGGAGGGTATAAAGAGCCTTAGAATAAAGTGGAAAAGGGCGCCCGGAATTAGAGAAGTCAAGGTTGGGTATGAGAGGTACGGAGCACAATCTGATATAGAACATTTTAAGGAAATGATGAGAATAGATGGAAGTTCATTTCCTATTTACGAATTAAATTGGACAGGCGGGGGAGGTTCTCAGTCAAAGAAGGATAGGATACAAAGACTTGAGCCAGACTTAAAAGATGGATCGTTCTTTTTTCCTTATCCTACTGATGAGAAGAGATTGACTTCTCATCAGAAAGATTATAAAAATAAGAAGCAGGAATTTTTGATCTCTAAAAAGATCATGCGAAAAGATGAGGAAGGCAAATTATATGATCTGGTTGATTGGGTGAAGAGGAACGAGTATCTTTTATTTCCTACAATACATCCTGACTTTTTGGATGCCCTTTCTCGAATATATGACATGGATGCTATGCCGCCCATCTCAAGAAGACGCGGCGCATTAGAACCCGAAGCAGAGGCAAGATACTAATGGCGAGAAGATTTCGTATAGGGGGAGGAAGAAAACACCCACCTCGTAGAGTTGCATATCGCATGACTAATGGTCAGAAGTTCTATGAAAAGTCCCCAAGGGCATTTCCATACGGAACAACGCCTTACGTTGAGCCCTATTATTGGGTAGTTGGTTACGCACAATATGATGTACAAGGAGTTCAAGATTCTTGATGGAGTATTTTAAGTGGAAGTTGGAAGAGTCCGATATAAATTCTGATACTTGTTCTAGGTGCGGAGATTGTTGTTCTATTGAAATTAGACCAAAATGGAATACAGCAGATAGAAGATTCATGGATTTACTAGAAGTTATAGTAGATAAACATGATGACATAGAATTTGTTGGGGATGGCATTCGTATAACATGCTCGCACTTAAAAGATAGAAGATGTACAATTTATGAAAATAGACCGCAGTTGTGTCGAGATTTTAATTGTGTATCATGGGCTAAGGTAAGTGGTAAAATGGAACAATATAATAGGGTATTAGTTAATCTTGGTATAGAATAATGGAGAGGAATTATTAATTATGGCAGTTACTATTGTTACAAGATCAGGTAAAGGTTCTCCATTAACCCATAATGAAGTGGATGCTAATTTCAATAATTTGAATAGCGGAAAGGATGACACAATAAATAATCTTCCGCTAGATACAGTAATGAGTCAGAGCGCTGATTTTATTCCATTCTATGATACGGCTGCTACTGCTGTTAAAAAGATTACGCCAATAAATAGTGTGTTTTTCAATAGAACTATTATAATTAAAGTATTGCCAGATGCTATTCCAACATATGTTGGAAATGGAATTGCGGCATTTACTATTCCATTGGCTTTAAATGGACTTGTTTTGAGTGCTGTTGCTGGAGATTTGGGCGCACATGTTTATACAGCAGGAACTACTGGAACTACTGATATAATGATCCATAATCTTACTCAGGCTGTAGATATGTTAACGACTGCCATTACTATAGATACTGGAGAAACAGACTCTTCTACAGCCGCGACTGCCCCAGTTGTTGATACGTCAAATAATGATGTAACCACTGCCGATGTAATTAGATTCGATATTGATGCTATATGTAGTGGGACAGCGGCTAATGGATTGGAAATTAGAATGCAATTTAAGGGGGCATAATGCTACAATCTTATACAAGGTCTCATGCACCCTCTGTTGAGGTCAAGAAGAAATTAGTTCCTGTTCCAGAAGTTGTATGCTCTATAAATGAAGACCCAGAAAAGATAAGGAAAAATATAAGGGTTAATATAAAAAGAGGACTTCCTCAAGTAGAACCTTACGAGACACAGGATAAAGTGGTTGGTCTTGCAGTTGGTGGGGTTACTCTAGAGGAAACTTTTCCTGATCTTTTGGAAAAGAAAAAGAATGGGATGCCAGTTATTGCTGTTAATGGAACTCATAAATATTGTATGGATCATGGATTGGTTCCTTCTGCAATGGTAATGTTAGACAGCAGGGAATTTAATAACAGATTTATTCATCCCTTGTCTAAAGATTGTAAATATTTTATTTCTTCTCAGTGTCATCCTTCCGTATTTGATAATCTAGAAGGTTATAAGGTATGGATATGGCATTGCGCTGGAGATACAGATAATGAAGACCTATTAAAAGAACAATATGGTGATAAATATTTTACCATTATGGGTGGTTCTACTGTAACTCTAAGAGCAGTCCATTTATTTAGAATGCTTGGATTTTCCAAGTTTGAGGTATATGGTTTCGATAGTTGTATCATTGGTCAACATCACGCTTATGAACAGAAAGAGAATGATGATGAGCAAGTAATAGATGTGGTTGTTGCGGGAAAAGAATTCAGATGTACTGCGGCTCATTATCACCAAGCAAAGGAATTTGTTCAGATGATTGCAAAAACGGGCGAACATTATGATTTGGCTATTCATGGAGACGGCCTTATTTCTCATATTATTAAATATCCAGATTCATTAAGTAAATCAATAAACAACAAGAGAAAGGAGGAGGTAAACTAAAATGGCTGCTACTGCTTGGGCTTTTTATAATTCCTTTAGGGAAAAACTAGGCGAAGGCGACTTTGATTTAAGTGGAGCAAGTGTAAATTTTTTTATGGCACTTCATACTAGCGCGGCAAGCGCTAATGCGACTAATGCTGTGCTATCAACGCAAGCATCTATAGCGAATGAAGTGGCCAACGGCAATGGTTATGCAACTGGAGGGCTTTCAGTTTCTGGAAGAACTTGGGCTGCTGGTGCTTCTGCTGGCGTGTTTCGCTTTGATTCAACTGCCGTCGTATGGACCGCGACTGGAGGAGATATTAGCAGTATTAAGTATGCTATTATTTATCAGTCCGGTGGAAAATTGGTTTGCTATTCTAAGTTGACCACATCACAATTTACCCTTAGTGCGGATAACACGTTGACCGTGACTCCAAGTGCTAATGGTATTTTTGAACTTACCTAAAGGGGGTGAATCATGGGCGTAGAAACAGCCACATTTATTAGCCAACTTTCGGCTACGAATCCGCTGGGTACAGACCCAATCTCAGAGGGCGATAATCAGATTCGTCTCGTCAAAGACGTATTGCAGAAGCAATTTACCACGCTTGGTGCTGCTGCGGTTACTACTACCGCCGGGGAAATTAATGTTCTCGATGCTGTGACGGCAGGAACTGCGGCTGCAAGTAAGGCAGTTGTATTAGATTCTAATGCTGCTGTCAATGCAGTAAAGACTGCTGCTTTGCATATAGGGGCTTCTGGTTCAGAAACTGCGGTAACGGCTACTGGGGCGGAATTAAACTATAACGATATAACAACTCTTGGCACGGTAGAAACCTCAAAGTCAGTAACGGCTGACGGTTCGGGAGTAGTTAATCACGCAGACTACCAAGTAGTCAGACCTTACTTTAAGGACTATGCAGAAAC